CCAACACCGACGGTGTTTGACCTAGGCCAATTTTTGGGTGAGCTCCGCGAGGGGCTTCCTAGACTTGGTCTTGATTTGCTGACGAAGAGTAAAACCTTCAAAGCAATTGGGTCAGACTACCTCAATGTTGAATTCGGATGGAAACCTTTCATCTCGGATTTGCAGGCTACCGGCGAGGCCCTTATGGGGGCCACGACGGCATTGCTCGGACCGCGAGGTCCTATGCACAGACTGCGGCGTGAGGATCCTAGTGATACAATGCGTTCGTTCAACTACGGTAGGAAGAGTTTTAACCCTTCTCCGTGGCCGGATCAGAAATCGACGGCAGATAATGCCGCCGAATCATCAGAATTTTACAAGCTGATGACTGGGAAATCTTGGTCCAATGCCATTGGCATTGGGACCGGGCATGGTCACCTTTTGGGTGATATGCTGTTTTCTGAACGCACTACCTCAGAGCGTTGGTTTGAAGGTTCGTTCTCCTTCATACCAAAGATCGGGTTTAACCCCGATTCTTACTTCGACAGATTAGGTCAGCTTGTTAAGACCGACATCACGCCGAGTACCCTCTGGGAACTAGCACCCTGGTCCTGGCTCACTGATTGGTTTCTCAAGATTGGGAACACAATTGCCGCTAACGAAGTGGCATCCGACAATCGGATAGTGAGTAACTATGCGTATGCTATGGAGCACCGAGAGATTGTCCGTGGAACGTTAATCACGGGCATCTCGGGTCCTAACTACGCAGGTCCTACCAGCGTCGCAAGACGCTGGACTACATCCGGCAAACGCCGGATGAGGGCCAATCCTTACGGGTTCAAGCCCATGACTACAGCTAATCTGAACACAAATCAGTGGCTTATCATGGCAGCGCTCGGCCTAACTAGTGCCGGGCGTTAACCACAACCAACCACCCAATTCAAATAACTGGAGCGTCATGCTTACCGATCCCCAGGCCGTTACCATTGCTGGTACGGCCAGTTCCCTTCCCAAACTCGAGCAGCGGGCGGACACGTCCGTCTACTCGAATGTTACCGACGCCGTCGATCTGTTTGTCACCCAAAAGGTAGACAAGAATGGTCGCCGGCGCGCAACAGCATCCTTGCAGAAGAGCATCATCGTCACGGATCCCATCACGGGACTCAAGTCGAGGCTGCCCTACAGTGTCTCCGTTGGGCTTTCTTACCCTATCGGAGTCGCTGTCACGGATGTGGTCGCGCTCTATACGGCCGAAACAACGGCCTTGGGCGCATCGACCAACGCACTTCTTACGAAGATTGCGAACGGGGAACGATGAACGTAGATGCACTCGTCGTGCTTGCTGTCGTCGCCGTCTCAGCACTGATTTCGATCAGTGTTGGAGGCTTTGCGATTATTGCAGCCCGTCGGGGTTAGTCTACCGTTCATCATGGATCAGTGGGCTTGATGGATCGCAACCCTCCTGAAAGGGGGAGAGATGAAAAGCCTATTAAAGCTCCACCTCACCGTACTCGCAGATGCGGGTGCGCTGTGCCACATTGATACCACACGTGATGCTGAAAGCCTCACGAGTCGGTACGAACACGAGGGTGATACGTTTCTTACTATCACCTTACCAACACTAGCGAAGGATCTCGAAAGAGCCCTAGCAGATGGTGATTGGCCGAGTTCAAACCCGCGTTTTATTAAGCGGGCAGGGCTCCCTGTTTTGTTTCAGGGTTTCCTAACTCAAGTGTTCGACGACAAGGGTCATCTTCTC